GAATTTTGGTAATTCTTTAACAGAAGTTATTACATCAACGGGTTCAGCCGAAGCTGTTGCAGGTACTAAATATTTTAAAACAATAACCTCTGTAACAAGTTCTGCTCAATTTGCAGCTAATTTAAAAGTTGGAGCAACCACTTCTGCTGCACAATCTGTGGGCGGTGGTGCTAGAGTTCGTTTAAAAGGATTTTCAATCGTGTCTGGTGGATCAGCAGGTGTTATAGAATTCATTGATGGAACGCCAGAAGATGGTACAGTATTATTTAAAGCAAGAACAATAGGCACAGATAATACAACTCTTGACAGAACTATTCCACAAAACGGAGTATTATTTGAAAGTGGTCTAACTATCAAATATACTGTAGGCACTGTAGACATGATGACATTTTTCTTCGCATAGGAGTAGAAATGGCTGAAAAGAAAAAAAGAAAAGGCACTATGAAGGGACACACCATAGGTGGTGGGCATAAACGTCCCACCAAAGCTGGTGCTGGAATGACGAAGAAAGGTGTTGCTAAATACAGAAGAGACAACCCTGGAAGTAAATTAAAAACAGCGGTTACTGGTAAAGTGAAAAAAGGTAGCACCGCTGCAAAAAGACGCAAATCTTATTGTGCACGATCAGCAGGTCAAATGAAAAAATTTCCTAAAGCTGCAAAAAACCCTAACAGCCGTTTAAGACAAGCGAGGCGAAGATGGAAGTGTTAAAGATTAAACAGTTAGTGAATGGTGTTTCTGTGGTTCTTGTTGCGGGTTCTATTGTTTGGATAGTTACTACTCTCATTGAAGTTGACAAACGAACAGCTATTACAGAAATGAAAGTTTCTGAAAACCACAAAATGTTAAAACCTTTGTGGGAAGATTTTATTAGGAGAAAAACAGATGACTATGTTGAGAAGCTCGATGAGCAAACAGATTTCAAAGTCCGTTTCAAGTGGAAATAGAAAAACAAAAAAAAGAAAACGAAAAACAAAAAATATTCAAAGGAAGTCCCGTTAAATATTGTGTAGACTGTGGACATAGAAAATGGTCTTGTAAATGTTATAGGGTTAGTGGACTAGAGGAGTTAAGAAATGTCAAAAAAAGACGCATGTTATCACAAGGTGAAAGCAAGGTTTAAAGTTTTTCCAAGTGCTTATGCTGGAGGTGCTATTGCAAAATGCCGTAAAGTAGGTGCCGCTAATTATGGAAACAAGTCAAAGAAGAAAGCAGATGGTGGTATTATGGATAAACAAGCTGTTATCAAAGCATCTAATGGTAAACTATATAGAAAACGAAAAACAAACAATCCTAAAATTGCAAGAGGCTGTGGGACTGTTTTAAATGAAAGACGTAAAAAAACAAAGATTACATAATGGCAGTTAGAAAAACAAAAAAAGGATTAGCCTTAAAAAGATGGTTTAAGGAGGACTGGAAAGATGTTAAAACAGGTAAGCCTTGTGGTCGTCAGAAAGGTGAAAAGAGGGGTACGCCTTATTGCCGTCCAACTAAAAGGGTATCTAAGAAAACTCCGAAAACTGCTTCGGAGATGACTTCTACCGAAAAACGTAGTAGAATAAGACAGAAAAATAAATTAGGTCAACCAGCAGGTGCACCTAGAAGAGTTAAATCGTTAAGAAGAAAGAAGAAGTAAATGGCAACTTCAAACTCAAGAGATTTCGATTTAGATGTCGGTGAAATAATAGAAGAGGCTTATGAGCGTTGTGGCTTGGAGATGCGAACTGGCTATGATGCAAAAACTGCTAGACGTTCTATGAATCTTATGTTTGCTGATTGGGCAAATAGAGGATTGAACATGTGGACAGTTACACAAGACACTAAATCTATTACTTCTGGTACAGCAACTTATTCTTTTGATGCTACTCATGTAGATCTCTTGGAAGTTGTTTTAAGAAATAGTAGTAATGTTGATTTTACTTTAACTCAAATGAGTCGAAACGAATATTTAACTATACCAAACAAAGCGACTACTGGACAACCAAGTCAATATTTCTTTGACAGACAAGTTACTCCTACTATAACTTTATGGGCAACACCAAATGCTTCTTATACTCTTGTATATTATTATGTAAGACGTATTCAAGATGCAGATGCTTTGGTCAATACAACAGATGCACCATTTAGATTTTTACCTTGTATGGTGGCAGGACTTGCATATTATTTAGCCATGAAGAAAGCACCAGACAGAATTCAATTATTAAAAGCCGTTTATGAAGAAGAGTTTCAACGAGCTGCAGCCGAGGATGCAAATAGTACTCCTTTAAAATTAACACCTAGCATGACATACTATAGTTATTGATATGGCAAGATTTGCAACAGGGAAAAAATCATGGGGATATTCAGATCGATCTGGTTTTCGTTATCGTTTGAGAGAAATGAAAACAGAATGGAACGGATTGAAAGTCGGACCTGATGAATATGAGGCTAAACACCCACAGTTAGAGCCTAATCATCCTGGACCAGATCCAACAGCTTTGTATCAACCACGAGTTGATGGAAGGACAGAAGTGACCGTAGAGAATCTTCTTGGTTTGAATCCATTTACTAGTACAGCTAGTAGTGCAGTGATAACAGTGTTGGAACCATCTCATGGTAGGTCAACAAGTGATACTGTTAGATTTAGAGATGTGTCTAGCTTTGATGGATTTACAAAAGCCATACTTGAAAGTGCTAGTGGTTATGCAATAACTAAAATTGATGACAATAGATATAGTTTTTCTGCTAGTAGTGGAACAGCAACAACAGGTGGAGTAAAAGGTGGTGGTGGTAGAGTTACCGCTGGCCCAGTTACATTGGGGACATAGATGAGTTTTACATTAGCACAATTAAAAACAGCAATTCAAGATTACACAGACAACAGTGAAACTACTTTTGTTACACATCTTCCAGACTTTATTAAAGCAGCGGAAGAAAAAATTTTAAAAAGTGTTGATCTTGATTATTTTAGAAAAAATGTAACAAGTGCGTTCACTTCGTCTGATGCTTTTCTTACTGTGCCAAGTGACTATTTAGCATCATTCTCGTTGCAGATAACAACATCTGGATCAGAAAGTTTTTTACTTCAGAAAGATGTAAACTTTTTAAGAGAGTATACACCATCTTCTTCTACAACTGGATTACCAAAATATTATGCACGATTTGATGAAGATAACTTTATTGTGGCACCCACACCTAACAGTAATTACACACTAGAATTACATTATTACTATAGACCTACTAGTTTGACCGCAGGTGCCGACAGTGGTACAACTTGGGTTAGTACAAATGCACCTTTTGCTTTGCTTTACGGATCTCTTGTAGAGGCTTATACTTTTATGAAAGGTGAGCCAGATGTTATACAAAACTACAATAATTTGTATATGCAGTATTTAGAAAGAGTAAAAGATTTAGGCGAAGCAAGAGAAAACACAGATGGCTATAGAGTTGGTCTGCCATCAAGACCGAGAACATAGGAGTAAAAAATGGCAACAGCAAATGCGTCAACCAATTATCTTGAGAGAAGAATATTACATTATATATTCAAGAATAACTCTCTAAGTTTTTCATCTCCTGGAGATAGTATCTATGTGGGACTTGCAACAGCAGTAAGTGCCGCAGAAACAGGTTCTGTCACAGAAGCAAACTTTACAAACTACGCAAGACAACAGGTAGCAGCATCTGGTTGGACAACCATAGGTGCAGACTCAACAGACACACAAACTGCAACTAATGCAGCGAATATTGAGTTTCCAGCATCAGGTGGAACAAACAATACAATAACACATGTAATTATTGCAGATGCTTCAAGTAGTGGTAATATATTATTTGTGGGAGCTTTGGATGCTAGTAAGGCTATAGCTTCTGGAGATATTTTTAGAATTAATGCAGGGAATCTTACTATAGAGTTGAAATAATGGCATTAGTAATATCAGACAGAGTAAAGGAAACCACAACCACAACGGGTACTGGCACATATACTTTAGGCGGTGCAGTTGCAGGTTTTGAAACTTTTACTGCTAATTTAAGTAATGCAGATACTACATACTATTGTTGTACCGATGGCACAAACTTTGAAGTTGGCTTGGGTACATTCACATCTTCTGGAACCACTTTAGCTAGAACGACAGTCATATCTAGTTCTAATTCTAATAGTGCAGTTAGTTGGAGTGCTGGTACAAGAACTTTATTCTGTACTTTACCTGCATCAAAAACAGTATTTTTAGATGCTAGTGGAAATATAGTTGCTGCAAACGGCAGTAATTTAACAGCATTAAATGCTTCTAATTTAGCAAGTGGCACAGTAGCAAATGCAAGATTAGATGCACAACTGCAAGATGTTGCTGGATTAGCCGTAACGGATAGTGGGTTTATTGTAGGCGATGGATCAAATTTTGTTTTAGAAACGGGAGCAACAGTTAGAACATCTTTAGGTTTAGGTACAGCTGCAACATTAGATACTGGTATATCTAATACAAACATACCAAAATTTACATCTAGTGTAGCTGACGATGATTTTTTGCGTGTTGATGGAACATCAATAGAGGGAAGATCGGCAAGTGAAGTTTTATCTGACATAGGTGGTCAAGCAGCCTTAACTTTTGGAATATCTAACACTAATATACCTATATTTACAACTGGTGTTGCAGATGATGATTTTTTAAGAATTGCAGGAACATCTGTTGAGGGAAGATCGGCAAGTGAAGTACTAAGTGATATTGGTGGACAAGCATCACTAACCTTTGGCATATCAAACACAAATGCAGTTAAGATAGATCATGCGAGTGTAGCAGATGATGACTTTGCAAGATTTACTGCAAATGGATTAGAGGGTAGAAGTGCTTCTGAAACACTGTCTGATATAGGTGGAACAAGTGCAACAGATGCTGCAAACGAGGCAACAGCATTAGCAATAGCGTTAGGATAATAACATGGCAAATACATTTAAAGTGGTTACTTTTGCAGCCGAGCCTGCTTCAAGCGGAACTCCGTATGTAGTATATACGGCAGCAGGTAGTACAACGACAATCGTTCTTGGATTAGTGTTGTCCAACATACATACTTCGCAAGTTACAGCTACAGTTAGAGTAGTAAGTGACACAGGTAGTAGAGGTGGCTCAAACAACGTAACAAA